ATGGCGTCGCGCATGTTCTCGCTCATCACCACGTCGACGCCCGGGTTGGAGAAGCGGATCAACTCCTCCGAGACCACGGTGATGACGGCGAGCTTGGCCCACGGATGCGTGACCTGATCGAACGCGCCGATGCCGACCGGCTTGGACAGGCCCTCACCGACCCACTGCGCGGTGACACCGCCGGTCATGCGCGGAATCTTCACGTTGAACGGGATGTTGCGCTTCCCGGTGATCTGACCGACCACCGTCGCCGGCATCAGCATCTCGATGAACTCGTTGGTGAGCAGCGTGGCGTTGACCAGCGGAGCCGCCCACGTCGCGCCGGTGGTGGTGCCCGCGGCGACGGCCGCGCGCTCGATGTAGCCGCCGACCTCGGGTGAGGTGTCCTTCCACCGCTCGGCGATTCGCATCGCCATGTGGAGGTCGCCCTTGGCGTGGATCATGGCGAGCGCGTAGCGGCCGAACAGCGCGCCCTTGGGCAGTGCGACCGGCTGGGGCGCGGTGGTGCGACCGGGGACGATGCCGAGGCTCGACAGCGAGCCGGTGTCGACCGCCGTAGCTGCCGCGTGCTGCATGGCTTCTTCGAGGCGACGGATTTCGGCGTCGACTTCGAGCGTGGCCGGCCGGATGCCGTCGAACGCGGCCATTTCCTCGGCGGTGAGCGCGCGAGCTTCGACCGCCGCGATGGCTGCGGTGGTCCCGGTGGCGGCGAGCGCCGGCGTGCCTTCCATCGTGCGGATGAAGGCGTCCATCTTTTCGAGCAGCGCCTTGCGCTTGGCGCGGGCGGCGGCGAGTTGTTCAGAGAGCTTCATGGTGGTGCTCCTTGGGGTCTGAATAGGGTCTGAATAGGGTCGGTTTAGGGGCCGAGTGTCAGCCGGGTGTGCTTCGCGCGCAGAAGCGCAGGGTTGGGGGCCGGCACCATCTCGGCGGCACTGGTGCCGGGGAAAATTCGGGCCACCGCGCGGGGATCGAGATTCAGCGCCTTGGCGATGGCGAGCGCATTCGGGTTGGCCGGGACCGGGCAGACGGAAAGCTCAAGCAACTCCTGACCGACCCACTCGTAGCCGCCGGTCCACTCGTTGCTTTTCTCGTCCTTGATTTCGTTCGGAGCCTTGGTCGGCATGAAGCCGACGCTGACGGCGCGCAACGCGCCCTCCTTGACGATCTTCCATACCGTGTCGGCGAAGTCGTAGACGCCTTCCGGCAGAAACTCCGCGACGGCGAGCAGTTGCTTGCCTTCGATGGTGAGCTTGGAGACCTGTCCGATGGGCGGCTGCTTGGAGTTGTGGCCCCACAGCAGCACCGGGTTGGCGAGAAACGCCTTGAGGTCCCATCCGTCGACCCGGATCACGTCGCCGTAGCGGTCCACGGTCTCGTCGCTGGCGACGAAGGTGACCGAGCGCGATTCGCGATTGACCTCAACCGCGGCCTCGCGCGTCTGCGGCCCGGTGGTGGAGCGGATCGGGAATTTCATGCGGCCTCCGGTTCTGCTTGCGGGACCGGAGAACCGTCGCCCGCGGCGTTATGGCTTCGGTGTTGGAACTCGCTCGCGCTCGTCACGCGGGGGGCGGTGACGGGCCTCGGGGGAGGAGGTGAGCGCGAGCATGGGCGGCAGTCTAGGCCGCGACGTTTGGGGTGTCAACGGCGCTCGGTTCCGGCTCGTCGCCGCCAAGGAACAGCAGCGCGTCGGCGCTGACCACGCCCGCCTCGCTGTCGAAGATCAGCGCGCGGCCGAGCGCCATCACCGCCGCCACGATGCCGTCGATGCGCTCGGAGGACTTGGCCTTGTCGGGCTTGATGTTGCCGGCGGCGTCCTGCTGCACCGCCACGCACGACGCCATCCACCGCAGGATCGGGTGCCCGCCGTGAGCGATCTGCTTGGCGAGCAGCAGCCGCTCGAACTCCTTGCTGGGGCCGCTCATGCTGGCGAAGCCCTGCCCGAACGGCACCACGGTAAAGCCGTCGTTGGTGAGTTGGGTCATGATCCCGGTGGCGTTCCACCGGTCGACGGCGATTTCCTTGATGTCGAAGTCGTCGCCGAGTTCGTTGATGCGCCGGCGCACCACCTCGTAGTCGACGACGTTGCCCTCGGTCGCGGTGAGCAGCCCGCGGTCGCGCCACAGCGGATAGGGCACTCGGTCGCGCTCGGCGCGCTTGATGATGTTCTCGGCCGGCACGAAAAAGTGCGGCAGCAGCGCCCACCGGGACCGATCCGGGAACTGCACCGCGAGCACGACCGCGGTGATGTCGGTGGTGCTCGACAGATCGACGCCGACGAACGCCGGCAGCTTGCGGCCGAGCACCGGCTCCACGCTGGCGCTGTTCTTGTCCCACACGAGCAGCGAAATCCAGCGGGTGTCCTGCTCGGTCCAGATGTTGAGGTGCAGCCGCTTGAACACGTTTTCGTAGAGCGGCATTTGCTGGGCGCGCAGACATTCGGTGCGCAGGTAGTCGAGGCTGATCGAGTGGCCGATTCCCGGGTTGGCGGCGATCCACGTCGCCTCGTCGCGCCAGTCCATGCCCTCCGGGGCGGCGTAGATCACCGGCAGAAAGCTCGGGTCCTCGATCACGCCCTCGATCACCTTCTGGGCGTAGTCGTGCATCTGCCAACAGATCGAGTGCTTGTCGAATCCGGCGGTGGTGATGAACACCGCCATCGGCTGTTGCCGCGCGCCGGTCGACGTGCGCAGCACCTCCACCAGTTCGCCGTTGGGCTGCGCGTGGACCTCATCGACGACGATCCCGGACGCGTTGAGGCCGTGCTTGGTGTGAGCGTCCGAGGAGAGCACCCGGTAGAACGACGCGCTGCCCTCGTGAACCAGCGAGTCGCGGTAGATCATGGTGCGCTCGCGCAGCGGCCCGGAGCGTTCGGTCATCTGCTTCGCCAAGCCGAAGACGATGCGCGCCTGATCCTTGTCGGCCGCGGCGCTGTAGACCTCGGCCCCCTGCTCGCCATCGGCGTGCAGCAGGTACAGGCCGAGGCCGGCGCAGAGGGTGCTCTTGCCGTTCTTGCGGGCGACTTCGAGCCAGAGCGTGCGGTACTGGCGCAGTCCGGTTTCCCGTGAAACCCACCCGAACGCCTCGCGCAGAATGTCGCGCTCCCACTGATCGAGGATCAGCGGTTGGCCGGCAAGCTCGCCCTTGATGTGGGTCAGGCATTGCTCGAAGAAGTCGACGACGCGCTGCGCCAACTCCTCGCGGAAGACGAACCCCGGGCGGCGACCCTTGCCGCTGCCGAGGTGACCCTTGATGCGCGAGCGCGGCCGACGCTGGGGCCGCGCGCTAGAACTTGAAGGCGGCACCGGTGCCGGTGGCTTGCGGGGCATCGGGTTCCTCGGTTTCGAGCGGGGGCGGCAGTGGCATCGAGAGCTTCACGCGCGAGGAGGGCGTCATGCCGAACTCGATGAGAAAGCGGTGCATCAGTTCGGCGGCTTCCTTCGAGATGCGAAACCACGGATTGATGATCGGCTTGCCGTCGTTGTTGAAGGCGATGGCCGCGGCCCGCGCGAGTTGCTGCTCGGCCTCGACGTGCTGCGCCCATGCGCGGCAGTACACCGACAGGGCGGCGCGGTCGAGCGCGGAGAGCAGCCGCAGCGCGAGCAGCTTCGGCGCGATGCGGTCCCACTCGTTCTTGGCTTCGCCCATGAGGTGCGCCGGCGCGGGCGGGATTTCAATCGGCGGCTCGGGTTCGTTGCGGTCGCGCAGACGCAGCCGGCTCGGATTGCCGTTGATGATGTGCAGTGCGGTGGGCTTGCGGAAGCCGGTGTTGCCGGCGTGGCGTTGCGGTTTCGGACCTCGTTGCATGAGCGTGACCCTCGTGGAAAATACTTCTATGCCGTAGGCATGGGGCGAAAAAGGCGAAAATAATTGCGCGATGCCCAACTATGGGGCGAAACGACGTTTTCCGCGTAAACCCCGCTGGTGACCTCGTGGCGCAATTCTGCCACCTCCAACCCACCCCTTTATCTTGACCCTTTGTACGACCGCGTGGACGATGATGCTTTTCTCTTTATAATCATAGGCTTAGAGTCTTTTTTTTCGCCCCTATGCCATGTGCATGAAAGAAACGACCGGCCCATGCTGGCGACCCTCTGTCACTACCGAATGTCGGCCGGTTTTCACGACGATCAACGGGTTTTTTCTGGCACGCGTGATGCCGCGCGCTCACGCCGGCGGGGTCGCCGGCGGCTCCGGTTCCGCTGCCGCCAAGACCTCGCCGACGATTTCCGCCATCACCGCGAGCGCGGTCGCGGTGTTCTCGACGTTGCGCGCGTGCTTGACCTTGACCACCGCATCGAAGAACGCGTCGAAATCGCAGGCGCGGCCGACGAGCGCGGTGCGGCGCTTTTTCTTTTCGAGCGCCGCGGCGAACTCGACGAACGCGATCCGGTCTTCCGGCAGGAACGCGATGACCAGTTCCTCGTACTTCACCGCGCGCACGCCTAGCGCGACGGCGGTGCTTTCGTCGAGCCGGAACATCTCCTCGTAGACGCCGCTGTACTTTTGCCAGTCGAGCGCCATGCTCTCGTAGATGTCCTTGAGAATGTTCGGATCGTCCTTGCCGGTGATCGCGTTGTGCGCCAACTGGATCGCGGACTGCTGATCGGCGTCGAGTTCGGAGTCGATCACGATCACCTCGGCCTCGACGATGCCGGCCTTGATCGCGGCTTGGACCCGGTGGTTGCCCGAGAGCACCTTGCCGCGGTAGGTCAGCGGCAGCGAGGTGAGCACGCCGTCGCGCTTGAGATTCGCCACCAGCCGGCCGAACTCCGGTTCGGCCATGTAGCGCGCGTTCTTTTCAAGCAGCCTCAGACTCTTGAGCTTCACCCGCTCGATGTGCGTCTTGAGCGGCAGCGGTGCCGGCGCTGCCGTACCGCTCCCACCACTGGCCGTAGAGTTGCTGCGCGGTGCTGCCGTCGTAGACTCGCTCATAGTTCAGCATTCCCTCTTTGCGCGCGGAGAGCTTGAACACCCCGCGATATTTCATGGACACCGGACGGTCGGTGAACGCGGTCGTGTAGACCGTCGTGATCCGGACCACCATCTTGCGCTGCCACGCCTCGACCGATTCTTTCGAGCACGACAGCAGCGCGATCAGCTTCGACAACCGGGCCTCGCGCGCCACCGCGAAGTCGGAGAGCAGGTAGACGTAGCCGCGCCGCCGCCAGCGGTCGAGGGTGTAGATGATCCCCCCGGCCACCTTGCCGTCGAGCAGCACGAGCCAGTTCTGGATGCCGGTGACGTGGGCGATGCCTTTCGAGAGGTAGATGTTCTTGAGAAAAGTCATCTTCGCCGAGTCCACCGGCACCAGTGCCACCACGGTCCGCGGGCCTAGCGTCGCCACGTCGACCCGCTCGTAGGCGAACGACTGCTCGCGCACCCGGACCCGGCGATACGACGCGGTGCCCGCGCTGGTGTAGCCGTACACCGGCTTGTTGAGCGTCGAGCGAAATTCGGTGTTCGGCTGGAAGTCGACCAATTGGTGATCGGTCACCACGCACCACGGCGCGCCGGTGTCGTTGAAGGAGCGCAGCCACTCCTCCAAGTTCGCCGGGTCCCATACCGCGTAGCTCGGAGCCGGCCACAGCGTCGACTCGTCGATGAAACGATAGAGCCGTTCGTAGCCCTTTTTGTAGGTCGGCATGAAGCCGGCGATGCCGCCCCCATCGGCAATCGCCCGCTGCGCGTGCTCACGAAAATCGCCGCGGTAGAACGACGCGAGAGCGAAGCCGTCGCCCAACAGTTGCGCGATTTTGGTGTTGGACGCTTCGAGCATGGCGGCGAAATTCGCCTGATAGTGCGCGAAGATGCGCCGCTGAAAGGTGTTGTTGCCGGCGAAGCGGGCGAACTCGGTGAGTGCGAGCACCGCACAGACCCGATCCCGGAACGTGTTGAGCCGCAAATCCTCGACGAACTGGGCGCGGGCGCGGAAGGTGATCGGGAACACGTCGCCGGCGGCGAGCGCGCCGAGCGCGCACGACAGCAGAGACACGTCGTTGCCGTGGACCGGCAGATCGGGAAAGCGTTGCTTGATCGCCCGGTCCACGCGCAGCGAACCGGAGCAGCAGACGTAGACCTTGCCCCACTTGCGGAA